GTACAACGCACAGAAAGTGGAGAAGTGCAGTTTTATTACCAAGAAGTGGGAACAGACCAAGAAAATGTTAGATTTGAAGATGATGAGATAATAGAATTAAAAAATAATCCATTTGATGATTATGCGTATGGATTATCTGACATACATACTATACAGTATTTAGTAGATTTAAAAGATTATGCAGAAAGAGATGTCGGAGCAGCATTGAACAAATATGCAAACAGCCGTTACGATATTTCTTGCGGATTACCTGATATGCCATATGGACCGGATAAAATCAATGAGATAGTTGATGCATTTAATGCATTAGAACCCGGTGAAGATATAATACACGGTAATGATATACAAGTAAAAGAAATGCAAGGTACACAAAGAGCATTTGAGTATGGAAAGTATATCGATGACATAATGATGAAAATACATATGGCAATGAAAGTACCAATAACAATGTGGTCGAGCCCAGAAGACGCACGACCAATTTTTGAACCTTACGTTAAATATTTACAGAAAGCAGTCGAAGGCGCACTCAATTCCCAATTGCTACCACAACTAGGGAATGGAAAAGCTAAATTTGCATTTAGACATATGAATGTCGAAGATGCGTTTGTTAAAGCCAAGACTGATATGATATACTTAGCAGAAGGGGTTCTATCACCTAAAGAAGTGAGAGCTGAAAGAGGTCTAGACCCAGAAGGAATCGTCGAGCAATTGATGGAAACTGCTAAGGATGTAAATGTTTCGGGTGGCCGTGACCAAGATAAGAAGGAAGAAACTCAGAGAACTGAGAACAGAGATGGAGGAACTAAGAAAGGCGACGTTCGTAAAACAGCACGCCGAGCTTATGAATCCAAGGGTAACAAACCTTCGGCCAATCCTACAGGAGGTCGAAAATAATGAGTAACTACGAAAGTTGTAATTTAGAATTAGCCCCACGTTTGAAAAAACGAGGCTTTGAGAACTATGAAGCACTAGCTTCAAGCATTTGCGCAATGCGCTTTAAAGATGATTCTGGTGTACCTACACGAAAGTTTAGTAATCCAATTGATTCTAATGAGAAGCAAAGAAGTTTTGCTATGGATTTTTCCATAAAACTTGATGACAGTTACCCAGAACACTTTAATAGTGACCTCAATGTATGGGAATTCCCTGTATTGGCTATCACTTCAGGTGAGCATAAGTACACGGAAGACGGGAAAGAGGAGAAGGTTTATATAGAACCAAGCATCCTTAAGAGTAATATAGAGGCTTTTAACGAGCTTCCAGTTTATGTCAATCATCAACGTACGCCAGATGATTTGATTGGGAAGGCTATAAATCCCAGCATAAGCGAAATGGATAACGGAAAGATAGCACTTAAAATGCTAGCGCAAATTTCCGATAATGACAGGGCACAAGAAATTGTGTCTAAAATGAAAGACGGGAATGTCACAAACGTCAGTATTGATTGGTTTTCCAAAGATATTGATGTAATGGGTGACACGTATGCTACAGACATTCGGCCCGTAGAGGTTTCGTTTATAGATAACGAAGTCGCTGAAGCCGTCTGTAAGGAATGCACGATTGACACGAAGTGTGCCACAGAGACCGATGAATCACACGATTGCGGTTGTGATGGTTCAAGTGAAGCGTGTGGATGTAGCCCCGCAGACGGAAAAGATAGCGAGGATGATATAATGAGCGATAAGCAAGAAGTAAAATCTGAAGCCGAGTCTTTAATCGAGAGGGAGTTTGCAAACTACAAAAAACAACTCGAAGAACTAACAACGTCACATTCTGAATTGCAAAAACAATATGAATCTGCAACTACAGCTATTTCTGAATTTGAAACAGCTGAAGCAAAAAGAGTCGAAGAAGAAGCTAATGCCCGTAAGAGGGAAATAGTTAATTCAATCGTCAGCAAAGAATTATTAGTTAGAGCAGAAGAAGAATATAACAAAGATGTTCGTTTCGAAGAATTGTTCAAGTGGGATGAAAACAAACTTGCAGGTTATAGCGAGGCAATGGCAACTCTTCCAGCCGCAGAAGATACCGAAAGGTCCTTCGGCAAGGGTAAGAGTCGCGAAGCAAGCGAGGCGCCTGTGGAAACACAAGCACCAGAAAGAGAACGATTGTTCTCAATGGATAAAAGCGGTAAAATCGTTTTTAACAAAAAATCACTAAAAGGTGAATAAATATGGCAACAGAAGTATTAATCAATGATGGTGGAGCACCCGCCAGAATTATACCGTACATCGCTGGTTCAACCATATCTGCAGGAGACCCATTACAAGTGGGTACCGACGGGGAAGTCGATGCCTGTTTCACGACAAGTGGTAGTATGTTGGGCGTAGCCCTTACTGCCGCAACGTCTGGAGCAGTAGCAAACGTTATAACTGGTCGTGGAGTCGTTCTAAACGCTCTATGCAGTGGTTCAGCAGGTGGAGATAACATCGTACCCGGAGTTACATTAGTTCCGGATGCAAGAGGATTTTTGGTCAGTGGCGTAGCCCACGCATCATATCCAGCTTGGGGCGTCGCAATCGCTCTAGGTACAGGCAGCGCAACAGCAGGACTTTTAAAAGTTCAAACAGGACCATTCTGAGGAAATAAAATATGGCAATAACAGGAGTACAAGAACAACCGGGTGTATTGACGTCAGTCAACGAAGGTTCATATGCAGCAACTGGTGGTACTGGAGAGAGAGTCATAATCGATTACAAAGATGTAATTAATGATTATAAAATGACTGACTTACCAGCATTATCATTGTTTTGTGAACCAATGTCTACGGACACCGGTGGAAACATTGACCTAACTTTTTCACTACCATCAATGAAGATGGAACAGATTGATGAAGGAAGCACACCTCAGTACCAACACACTAAACTACGCTCTGAGCGAGTTTCAGTGAAGGAATGGGGAATTGCAGTCGGTGTTACCAGAAGAATGATAGAAGATTCAAGGTTCAACGAAGTTGAAATGGCCTTGAACGAAGCACGCAAAGCCGTCGACAGACATATGACTAACCACGTTATTCATATGATTTTCGGATTGGCAGACACAACACTTGGCACAGGAAATGATGGTCAGAACATCACAGCCGGCCCCGAAACAGCGTCCTCAGAAGGACCCGGAGCAGGAAGTGTAACTGATTTCAGTACTTGTCCTAACGGAGCATTCATCGCAAGCGGTGGAACAATCAACACAGGTCGATTGTATTCCTACGCAAACGTTGACGATAGTAACTTGGTTTCAAGTCACTACGTGAATGCAGCAAGTGGAGCAGCAGGCGCAGTATCACTAAGTGATATAACAAATGCAATGGATTTGATTGGAGAACAAGGATACTCAGCCGATACGGTTGTAATATCCCCAGCTCACTACAAATCTTTGTTAAACCTAGCAGACTTTACAACTGCATATGTAGATGGTGGAGCAGGAGCCCCAACCACTGCAGGAATGCAAGGTGGAAGTCCACTCGCTAACACAGCCGCTAACGGCTTAGTGGGTAGATTGTTCGGTCTAAACGTTTTTGTTAACGCTTGGATACCGTCGTCAAGATTTGGTGTATTTGATATGAAAGTCAAACCAGCAACATACGTCGAAAGACGTGCGTTAACGGTAGAAGAGGCAAATCCGGGATTCGGAATTGTCGGTTCTTACCTATCTATGAGATATGGATTAAAAATTATCAGACCAGAAACTGGTGTGATTGTAATTAATACATAAGGTTAGATGCAATAATAGTTATGGGGTTCTATCCAAAAACCCCAAACCTTTTTTTAATAGCGTGCGCTATAGTATAATAGAACAAAATGCCAGCAACCCGAAAATATATGACACCTACCTCCGCCGTTACAGGAGGTTCAACTGGTCCGACCGGACCCGCAGGCCCTACTGGAGCCACAGGAGCGACAGGTGGAACAGGAGGAGCAGGACAGACAGGAGCAACGGGTCCTCAAGGGTCTCAAGGTAATACTGGAGCCACGGGAGGAACTGGACTTACAGGCGTAACTGGAGCAACGGGTCCTCAAGGACCTCAAGGTAATACTGGAGCTACAGGAGGAACTGGACTTACAGGTGTAACTGGAGCTACTGGCCCTCAAGGAACAACGGGACCTACAGGACCACAAGGAACAACAGGACCTACAGGACCTCAAGGAACAACTGGTCCAACAGGACCACAGGGAAATACTGGCGTAACTGGACCTCAAGGTATTTTTGGTGGCAATAGTCAAGAATTTAATTATAGTAGTTTTGATATTAGTGCAGGCTCACCCCAAAAAACCAATTTTGGATTTGATATTCCAGTACCGGGTGGAGGAAGTTTACCTGCATATAGTTCAATTACTAAAGTAGGTATTTCAGATTATGATATTAATAATGACGATGTTAGTGATTGGAACGATTCATTAGACGATGGTAATAGTTCAGTCAGAGGACATTTAAGAATATTTGCAACAGCAGATTCAACAAAATGGGTTACATTAAATATTACAGGAAGTAATTCATCAGGAGGCACGGGTGTCGATGTTTATGAAGAAGTTCAAGTAGCATATGTAGACCATAATGATTATTTTAACAATGGTGAAGATTGTGTGATTACATTTGTGCGTTCTGGAGATAAAGGAAATACAGGCGCAGCCGGCGCCCAAGGCAACACCGGCGCTACCGGCCCAGCAGGGTCAACCGGAATTACTGGTGCTACAGGGCCGCAGGGTCCTCAAGGCAACACTGGAGTTTCAGGATTAGTGGGTTCAACGGGCCCTCAAGGTAATACGGGAACTCAAGGCCCTCAAGGTAACACAGGGACTCAAGGCCCTCAAGGTAACACAGGGACACAGGGACCTGTAGGTAATACTGGAGTTTCAGGACTCGTTGGTTCTACGGGACCACAGGGAAA